TATACAGGACGCAACGTTTGTATGTCATAGGGTGGAGAAGACTTTATCACAGTTAAGAGAGATGTATCCAGATGAAGATCTTGATGCTGAAAGTCTTGGTGGAAGTGATGAGGATCTTATGGCTTTTTCTGCGGAAAGGCTTGAGCGTTATGCTTTCGATAAGTCTGCTGAATACTGGGGAATAGGAGCCGGAGATGCATATGACGATGAATCCTTGCGTAAATTCTGGCTACATGAATCATTTTTAAAAACAGATTATGACGATGACGGGATTGCTGAATTAAGAAAGGTATGTACCGTTGGATCAACCGTACTCGCTAACGAAGCGATAGACTCAATTCCTTTTGTATCTATTACCCCGATAAAGATCCCGCATAAGTTCTTTGGATTGTCTATAGCTGATCTAGTTATGGATCTGCAACTAATGCGCAGCACGCTGATGCGAAACCTCATGGACAATATGTATAACCAGAACTTTGGGAGGTATGCAGTTTTAGAGGGCCAGGCTAACCTTGATGACCTTCTTACTCAAAGACCGGGTGGTATAGTAAGAGTTAAATCCCCCAACGCAGTAACTCCATTGACAACACCACCACTAGAGCCTTACACATTCCAGATGCTTGAATATCTTGACGGCGTAAGAGAGTCAAGGGCTGGCGTATCTCGAATGTCTCAAGGGTTAAATGACAACGCCCTGACATCGCACACAACGGCAACTGCAGTTAATGCAGTTATGGGTGCAGCCAACAGCCGTGTAGAACTGGTGGCTAGAAACTTTGCGGAAACTGGTGTAAAAGACTTGATGATGACCATCTATGAGCTTTTACTTAAAAATCAAGATAAGGAAAGGGTTGTTAAACTGAGAAATGAATGGATTCCTGTCAGACCCGATGTATGGAATGATAAGTATGATTGCAGTGTGTCCGTAGGACTAGGGAGCGGAAGTAAAGATCAACAGATGATGCACTTATCTCAAATGATACAGTTCGCATCTGAGGCCATGAAGGGTGGCTTGAGTATCGTGAATGAACAGAACATATATAACTTGGGGGCAACCTTGGTGAAGGCTATGGGCTTCCAGAATGTAAATGACTTCCTCACAGATCCATCTACGATTCCTCCAAAACAAGGCCAACCTACTCCAAAGGAACAGGCTGACTTAATGGAGGCTCAAACGAAACAGCAGGAGCTAGAAATAAAGGCTGGAGAACTTCAGATAAAGGCGCAGAAGATGCAACAGGAGTATGAGAAGATGCAGGTTGATGCAAGTTTAAAACAACAAGAACTTAATCTAGAAAGAGAACAAAAACGAGCTGTAGCAATAGGAGCGACATGAGCGATTTTACAAATGATGAACGTGCAAGACAAGCGAACAATTTATTACATAACGAATTATTTGTAGAAGCATTTGACGCACTAAAAGAAGATTTAATGAACCGTTGGAGTCACAGCGGTTCGACAGAATCGGAATCCAGAGAATCAATCTGGTTAGCGATGAGACTGCTTGACAAGATTCATGGTCATATAAAGTCCATAGTTGAAACTGGAGACATTCACCGAATTTTAGAAAAGCAACACCCATTCATTTAAAGTACAAGGAGTAATTTATGGCGGATACGCAACAAGCCCCGCATCCGGCTACGCAGCCGATCCCACCAACTGGTGGAAGTGTAGAAGAAGCACGAGAGGCATTACTCAGCTTAATGGAACCTGAAGAGGACACTCCTAGAGCAGAGAAAGCCAACCCTACGGAAGAAGAAGAGTCTACTGAGGAAACTCAAGACGAATCATTTGAAGAGGAGTCTAAAGAGGAATTGGAGGCAGCCTCCGATGAGGAGGAAGCTGAAGAGGACACTGAGGAAACTGACGATGGAGAAGAAGAAGACCCTCTATATGCTGTAACCGTAAATGGTGCAGAACATGAGGTTACCTTGGACGAACTTCTGAGAGGCTATTCACGCCAGTCAGATTATACAAAAAAGACGCAACAGATTAGTTCTGAAAGAAAACAAATGGAGGCTATACAGGGACAGTATAGTTCTGAAATTTCTCAGATTCAACAGGAGCGTCAGCAGTACGTGGAATCTTTAAACCAGATAATTGCCAATTCGTCAGGAAATCTTGATAAGTTTGCTAATATTGATTGGCCGACTTTAAGGGATTCTGACCCAATTGAGTATGTGACTAAAAGGGAAGAATTTAGGGAATCACAGGAAAAGGTACAGGCTTTACAAGCAGAGCAGCAAAATGCCCAACATAAACAGACGGAAGATGCCAAAAGGATGCGAGTTCAGGTACTTCAAGAAGAACATTCCAAACTTTCTGAAGCACTACCAGAATGGAGCAAGCCAGACAGTCAAAAGAAGTTAGCATCTGAAATTCGTGAGTACGCTTTAAGCCAAGGTTTTTCCGCTGAAGAAATAAACTCTTTAGTGGACCACCGTTCTTTACTTGTCTTATGGAAGGCTTCTAAACATGACGCATTGCAAAATACCGATGTAAGATCAAAGAAGCTTAGGAATAAGCCTAGAGTAATTAGACCTGGTTCACCTTCCAGTAAGTCATCATCTAGCAAAGCGAAACGTTCTGTACAAATGAAACGTCTTCGAGGTTCAGGGCATCTAAATGATGCGTCTGCACTATTGGAGGATTTTATAGACCTTTAACTTAGGAGGGAATGCTATGGCAGTTCCTGCAAACACTAGGGAAACCTATGGCGCTATAGGCGTCAGGGAAGACCTTAGTAATATTATATATAATATCAGCCCAATGGATACACCATTTCTTAGTGGATGTGGCCGTGGAACCGCTGATAATACGTTGTTTGAGTGGCAAACGGATGAGCTGAAGGCAGCGGCCGCGAATATGCAGAAAGAAGGAGATGACTATGCTTCTACTGCCGCTACAGAGCCAAGACGCTTGACAAATTACACCCAGATATCCGCAACGCAAGTCCAGTCAAGTGGAACGGCAGAAGCTGTTGATTTTGCAGGTTGAAAATCTTCGTAAGCCTTACAGTTGGTTAAGAGAGCCAAAGAAATGAAGTGCGATTTGGAATTTATGCTTCTTATGGGTACAGCTAAAGTAGCGGGTTCTTCTGGTACTGCCAGAGAAACAGCGGCTTATTCCACTTGGATCGGTACTAACCTCACCGCCACTTCACCAGTTATAGCGGCCTCTACAGGCGCAGGACTGGCTAATGCGGGTAGCTCTACATATCCGGATGGAACGACACAGGCAACTACTGGCGGAGCTAATACAGCTATTACTCTTGCCATGATTAATACCTGTATAGCTAGAATCTGGGATCTTGGTGGATCTCCTGATACCATTCTTTGTAAGAGTGATGTGAAGCAAACCATCAGTAGTTCTTCTGTTGGCGGTTCTGTGGTTGCTGATCTTTACAAAGATGTTGGCTCTAGTGATAAACCTGCAACTGCCGTAAACGCGATAGACGTTCTGGTTACAGACTTTGGTACGTTCAAAGTTGTGCCTGATCGTTTTCTGCCGGACGGTAACTGCGACATAATTGACTTTGACCTTTGGTCTGTAGACTATCTACGTCCATTCCGTACAGAAACTCTTGCCAAATCCGGTGATAGTGTAAAACAGCTTTTGATTGCTGAGTATGGTTTGCGTGCTAAGAATGGTTCTGGCAGCGGCCAAGTGAAGAGTGCAATTTAATTAGTATTGGTATAGCCCCCTCCGGGGGGCTTAACCTTACAGGAGAAACAAGATGGCAAATATTGGACAACCACCAAGCAAGGGAAGCGCAACAGCTATTGGCCCTGATATGAATCCCCCTCCTTATGCAGAGGGAGAACCCAAACTTAAAATGTATGGGCCAGGTGCTGATGAAGCTTTAGGTCATACCGAACATAATGGAACTATAGATAACGTTATAAGTACACAGGTTGCAAAGGTGGGGAAGGTTTATGGCTGGTAAGAAGTCTAAAAAGACTTCCACAAAGTCTGAAAAGAAAGTGAGTGCAACGTCTACATTTGAGGAAAAGCTTTCTGCAACCGTTAAGGGTATGAGTGAAATTGTAAAAGGCAATGACAAGAGGCATCATTTAAGATGAAAAAGAACGTCGTAGAGCAATCAACTCCGGTAGATACTTTTCATTCTAATACGGATGAGACTGAGTTTACTATAAACACCTATCAGGATGTCGAGCCTATACTAGAAGAGAACAAAAGGCATCTTAATGAATATGGAAGTCTACTCAATTCTGGTAAAACTGGTGAAGGTGTGAGGGTTGCCTCTATCCCTCTTAATGTATGGCAGCAGTGGATGCAAGAAACAAATGGTGCTATAGAGAAAGATCACAACCTAATGAAAAAGTATCTCAATGATCCTGATAACAAATATTTTAGAACTACACCAACAAGGGTTTAATTATGTGGCTATATACGCATGGCGTTTTAGGACGCACACAAAGAAATTATCGAATCTTAAATCAAAACGTATTCTTTTCTGCACGCAACGTAGTGTAAAAGATGGCGATTAACACATACGCCACTCTACAGACTGCTGTCGCCAACTGGTTAGATAGA